ATTAAGCAAACAGTTTCCGAGTCTGGAGATAAAAAATCTAGCGAAATAAAATTTAGTTCTCCTCTGCAACGTCTTCGTGAGCGTATGTCTAGTGGCGATCAACAAGCATTTAGACCCCGTGATCGTGGTTTTCGTAAGGGTGGTGCAATCATGCGTTCCAAACGCGAAATTGGTAAAGATCAGATGGGCATGGCTCCTTATAAGAAAGGTGGCGAAATGGAATCAAAAGCTATGATGAAGAAAGAAATCGGCTTCATGCAGAAGAAAGGCGCTCCGGCGTCGATGATCAAGCATGAGAAAGCCGAGATGAAGGGCATGGCTCGTGGGGGTGGTATTGAGTCGCGGGGTAAAACCAAAGGCACTATGATTAAAATGGCTGCTGGCGGTTCGGTTCGTGCTTACGGCGAGCATTCGATCCAAAAAAAGGGTCATACTCGCGGAAAGATGTGCTAATGAGAGCCAGCCGTGGAATGGGCGCTGTTGCGCCGTCTAAGATGCCCAGAGGCCGCACTACCGTGAAGAAGGACGGTGCCGAGCCTGTCGGGCTGTTTAAAAAAGGCGGTATGGCCGGGGGTAAGTGGATTCAGAAGGCTATCAAGCATCCGGGTGCTTTCACGGCAAAGGCCAAGGCGGCAGGTAAAAGTGTTGCCTCCTACGCTAAAGCCAAGGCCAGCGCTCCGGGCAAACTGGGTAAACAAGCCCGTCTGGCTCAAACACTGAGTAAGCTACGGAAATAATGAATTATATTAGGGTATATGAGGCGTTAACTTTCGCGGCCAAAAACCGGGAGTTGAAAGGGTATTGCGAGAGGCATCATATTGTTCCACGTAGTTTTGGCGGGGGGGACGAACCTACTAACATCGTACGGTTGACCGCAAGAGAGCACTTTATAGCTCACTGGTTGTTGTTTAAAATTTACAAGGATGCGAAAACGGCTAGGGCGTTTAGGTTACTTTCGGATGGGGTTGAACGCCGTCGTAGCCGGGATTATGCGTTAGCAAAACAATTGTACGCGGAAACCATGCGTGGGGATAGTAACCCGGCGAAACGGGGGGGTGTACGAGAGAAAATACGTACGGCATTAAAAACAAAACATCCGTTTTTAGGTAAAAAGCGCCCAGAGCATTCTAAGAAAATGCGTGGAAAATTTGTTGGTGTAAATAACCATTTTTATAAATGCGGTGACCGGCAACAGGGTAGTAAAAATCATATGGCTAGAGCCGTTGTCGGGGTACATAATCACGAGGTTAAGAATTGGGATACACTGTTAAGCGCGGCGAATGAATTGGGGGTTAGTATTCAAGCAGTATGCCAAGCTTTGCGGCGTAAAGGGATGTCTAGAGGTTGGAAGTTGGAGTATAAAAATGGCATATAAAACCACCGACTCAACCGCGTTTAATTTAGATTTAAATGAGATATGTGAAGAAGCGTTTGAGCGTTGCGGTGCTGAACTTCGCTCGGGTTATGACTTACGCACTGCACGGCGTAGCCTGAATCTGATGCTTCTTGACTGGGCCTCTCGCGGTATTAACATGTGGACGATTGAGCAAGGTTCTATTACTCTGTCTCCCGGCGTAATTTCTTACAATTACCCTGTTGATACCGTGGACTTTCTTGACCACGTCATCCGCACCGGTTCCGGGACTACCCAAACCGACATCAATATCACGCGGATTAGTGAGTCTACCTACGCGATGATCCCCAACAAAAATGCTACGGGTCGGCCTATTCAGGTCTGGATTCAGCGGCTGTCTGGGGCTACTGATGCTGCGGGTGACGTGGTCTACCCCCAAATTCATGTATGGCCCTCTCCCGATTCAAGTCAAACCTATACATTTGTTTACTGGCGTCTTCGCAGGCTTCAAGAAGCTGGTAACGGTATTAACGGTCAAGACATTCCGTTCAGGTTTTTGCCCGTGCTGGTTTCAGGTCTTGCTTATAATTTGGCTAAGAAAATCCCCGGAGCCGAGGCAAGACTTCAGATGCTGAAGGCGGATTACGATGAACAGTGGGATTTGGCGGCTACGGAAGACAGGGAAAAGGCGGCAGTCCGGTTTGTCCCGCGTGAGACGTTTTTGAGGTAAGTTATGCCTAGTCGGTTTAGTTCCGCCCGTAATTCAATCGCAGAATGTGATATTTGCGGGTTTAGGTACAAGTTGACGCAGCTTAAGAATTTGGTTATTAAGACCAAAAATGTGTCAATAAAAGCTTGTCCTGAGTGCTGGAATCCCGATCATCCGCAGTTGCAACTTGGTCTTTACCCGGTAAATGACCCGCAGGCCGTAAGAGAGCCGAGGCCCGATGTGAGTTATACAGTTTCAGGCACAAGTGGTTTGCAGATTCAGCCTAGCGGCACGGGGCCGTTGGCGACTGGGTATCCTGAAGGTGGTAGCAGGATCATTCAGTGGGGCTTTAACCCCGTTGGTGGGGCGAGTGGCACTGATGCTGGATTGACCCCCAACAATCTGGCGATGGGCATTAGTATTGGCGCTGTTACAATAGCGGTAACTTAGGAGATTTAAATGGACAAAAAACAAGTCAAGCAAATTGCCGACAAAGAAGTTAAGGCGCATGAAAAGCGTCTGCACGGCATGAAGCGCGGCGGCGTCACGTCGCTGGAAATGAAAAAGTATGGTCGTAATGTTGCTCGTGCAATGAATCAAAAATCATCCAGCCGGGGGCGCTAATGGCACAAACAGAAGAGTTTAAATTCTTTGGTTGGGGTGATAAAGACCCGACCAACAAGTATACGCAGCCCAAACCCAATGCGCATAGCACGGGTAATAATGGCTATCCGGAAAAGGACGTTAAAACGGACGGCATTGAGATGCGCGGTGCTGGTGCTGCCACTAAAGGCAAGATGTGCCGTGGGCCGATGGCGTAATAGGAATCTGACGTGAATTACCAAACCCTGTTCAATACAATCAAAGCATACGTCGAGAGTGATTTTCCCGACACGACGTTTACTGCCTCTGATGGGTCTTCTGTCGCCACTGTCACAAGTGCGCAGCAGATTAACACGTTTATTGAACAGGCTGAACTTCGTATTTACAACACGATTCAGTTTCCGTCACTGCGTAAAAACGTTACCGGTAATGTGTATGCTGGCAATAAGTATTTGTCGTGCCCCTCTGATTTTTTGTCTGTTTATTCAATGGCGGTTATCGACAACGACGGCGCATACCATTACCTGCTAAACAAAGATGTTAACTTCTTGCGAGAGTCTTTTCCGACCAATGCAACCGCTGATCGGGATTTGCCTCAGTATTACGCCATTTTTGGGCCGACTACTACTGATTCTGCCTCTCCGGTAATTACTGACGAGCTTTCGTTTATTCTGGCTCCAACGCCTGATGCTGCTTACTCGGTAGAACTGCACTATTACTACTACCCCGAGAGCATCACTACCGCGTCTTCCGGCCAGACTTGGCTCGGTGACAACTATGATGCCGCCCTTATTTACGGCTCTTTGGTTGAAGCGTGTACGTTCCTGAAGGGTGAGGCAGACATGATGGCTAGGTATGATGCGAAGTACCAAGAAGCCCTTGGTCAGGCTAAACGTCTGGGTGATGGTTTGGAACGTTCCGACGCATACCGCAATGGGCAGTATAGGCAGAAGGTTACTTAAGCCATGCCGTTTACCGGAAACTACACCACCAATACTTACAAAAACGGCCTTAATACAGGCACGTTTAATCTTGGGTCTGGTACGACTCAAGTTTTCAAGATTGCTCTATACACCAATGCGGCTTCGCTTGATTATTCAACAACCGCTTACACAACTGATGGAGAAGTAAGTGCTTCAGGCTATACAGCGGGCGGACAAATTCTCACAATTTCTCAGGTTCCTACAGTCGGGTCTAGCGGTACTACTTCGTATTATTCTTTCTCTAATGTTTCTTGGTCTGGTGCTATCACTGCTCGTGGTGCGCTTATTTATAAATATGATGGCTCGTCTAATCCGGCGATGATTGTGTTGGATTTTGGCAGCGACAAGATTTCTACTACGACTTTTAGTGTGCAGTTCCCTGCGGCAACAAACACTACCGCAATTATTCGTATTGCTTAAAGGAGTTAATTATGTTGGAAGAAAAAATGTTTACTACGGATAGTGTTGGTTGCGCCGTAGCTAAAGGAACCGACGTTGCTGAAGCCTCGGTTGGCAAGGGCGTTTATAAAGTTCAGTGTTTTGGTGCTGATGGCTCCCTTAAATGGGAAGAAGAGATGCACAACATTACCACTAACGTCGGTCGTCAGAACATGAACGCCGTGTATTTTTCTTCCTCGGCGGCGACGGCTACGTGGTATCTGGGTCTGGTAGATGGAGCTTCGTCTCCGACATATGATGTGGGCGATACTTCGGCTTCGCATGCGGGTTGGACTGAAAACACCGGTTATAGCAACGCGACTCGCGTTACTTGCACATTTGGCACTGCTACAACGGCCAACCCCTCTGTTATTACTAACTCCGCGTCCCCTGCTGCGTTTAATATGAACGCAACTTCTACTATTGCCGGAGCATTTTTGATCAGCAACAGCACCAAGGGCGGTTCGACGGGAACCCTTTTTTCGGAGGCTAGTTTTTCGTCTCCCGGTAATCGTTCAGTGGTAAGTGGTGATACGTTGAACGTCACCTATACATTTAGCTTGGCGTAATAGGAGACCATATGGCTACCACGTTTAAAAAAGGTGATGCGGTTAAACTAAAAGCTGAAGTCCCGGAAGGTACTGTCGATGCTTTGCGTATGCTGGAAGACGGCACTGTGCAATGCCTGATGGTATGGACAAATGCTGCTGGTGAATCGCATAACCGTTGGTTCGATGAAGATCAGTTGACCGCTGCTTAGTTTAAGGCGGGCGGATGTTTGGTATATCCACATATGCTGATGCTCCGTATGCGTCTTTAGCTGTAACGGGGAATGTTTACTCGGTTTCTGTTTCTGAAACAGCGACTGGGACGGACTCCGTATCAGCTTTAGCAATATTTACCCCGTTTGTAAGTGAGACCGGAACTGCGCTTGATACAGTATCGGCGCTGGGGTCTTTTGTATGCTCTCTGAGTGAATCCGGCACAGGATCAGATTCAGTAGCGTCGTCTATTGTTTTTGGATCGTCGTTAAGCGAATCGGCTACGGGGGCAGATACATTTTCTGCGTTGGCTTCTTTTGCTTCTGCTTTCAGTGATACTGCAACCGGCACAGATTCTTTATCAGCTACGGCTGATTTTGCTGTATCGTTTAGTGATACGGCTACGGGTTCAGATACTTTAAGTGCGTTGGGGTCGTTTTCGGTTTCTGTAAGTGATACCGGCACGGGTTCAGACGCAATATCTTCACTGGTAGTATTTAATGCCTCGGTTAGTGACACCGGCACGGGGTCTGATTCCAATAGTGCGCTTGTTAATTATGGTACTGCTATTGTCGAATCTGCTACGGGGACTGATTCAACTGTTGGTTATATTACATTCCCGGGGACTATTTCTGATTCCGCCACGGGTTCAGACACTGTGTCTGCCGCCGCTAATTTCGCGGTTTTTGTAAGCGAATCTGGTGCTGGTTTAGATGAAACAGCAGCGGGGGTTATTTTTGCTTCTTTTGTGAGCGAATCGGGTTCACTTTCCGATACGGTATCGTCTTCAGTTTCGTTTAATAGCGTTGTTACGGAAGCATCTACCGGGGCAGACACGGTATCCAGCACTATTACTTATTTAGGGAATGTTAATGAGAGTGCTACAGGTACTGACGCGGTATCCACAAGCGCTATCTTTATATCAGGAGTTGCCGAAACCGCTACGGGACTAGACACCATTGAAGGCGGCTTGCTTTATGTAGCGTCAGTGTCCGAGACGGTTACGTCGCTATCCGTTTTTTCTGCTAGGTTTTTGTGGGAAATTATTAACGACGCGGATACCGTTAGTTGGCAGCTAATAAACGATGCAAATTCAGTTACTTGGGGTAATATAAATACCGCGCAAACCTCGGGGTGGGTTACCATAAATACCGCTGAAAGCACGAATTGGGATACAATAAACACCGCTGAATCAACGGTTTGGACTAATATTAGGACGGTAAACTAATGGCACTTCTTGTTGCTGATCGCGTAAAGGAGACCGCGTCCTTTTCTGGAACTACCAGCCCGATTACGTTGCTTGGCGCGGCTACCGGCTACCAATCATTTGCGGTTATCGGCAACGGAAATACGACCTATTACACAATTGCTGGTCAGGGTAATAGCGAATGGGAAGTGGGGATTGGTACTTATACGTCTTCAGGCACGACGCTGGCGCGGACTACTGTTCTTGCAAATAGCTCTGGTACGCAACCCTCATTGTTGTCTTTTTCTGCCGGAACCAAAGATGTTTTTGTAACTCAACCGGCTGAGGTAACGGCAACAACGGTCGGTGGTGGTAATTACGCAGGGCCTATTCTTGTTAATGGAACAACTGCGTATCAGTCAGGTACTATTAATAGCGGCACAAACGGTTTATCACTAGGCCCAATCACCATAAACGCGGCTGTTTCAATCACGGTTAGCGGCGGATCAATCTGGGAAGTAATAGTTTAGGGGTTAATTATGACTGCTAAAGTCAACGGCACAGACAATTCAGTATCGGCACCGGCATTTGTTGGGTCTGATACAGCTACAGGTATATATTTTCCGACTACGGGGCAGATGGCTGTATCCATCTCAGGAACCCAAACTGCGTTGTTTGCTTCAACGGGCGTTAGCAACATAACCCTCTCCAACCCGACGGTCACGAACTACCTTGAAAGCGTTGTAGCTATTGGTAACTCTGGCACCACGCAAACTATTTCGTTGACCAATGGCACTGTCCAGACGGTAACAATGACTGGCAACTGCACATTCACGATGCCGACTGCAACTGCTGGTAAATCTTTTATTTTGATTGTTAGTACGGGTGCTGGTGGGTTTACCGG